AAAGACATGACTGTGTATCAGGCGCATGATTTGTATATCCACTTGAAGCAAATGTTTGGAGGCTGACATGACTGAAGAAGAAAAGAAACGCATGGAGTATCTCGAGCGTGTAGAGAAGACGGCAAGAGCCGCTTTCAGCGCCTTTAATGAGTCCCACGACTATGATGTATGGGACAGGGCGCTTGATAGGCTTGAAGCCGTGCTGAAGGAGCAGCCATGAGAGGACAAGCACGAAGAAGCTATGTTGGGGAAAACATGCTTGCTTATACGGCTACAAGAGACTTAAACAAGTATCGTTTAACCCGAACAAAGACGTGTTGGAAGTGCCAGAAAGATAAGCCTCAAAGCGGTGGTTCTGCCCAAACACTAGACGGTTTTGGCGGGAGTGTGCACAAGTTTATTTGCAGGGACTGTATTGACGCCAAAGAAAGGAAAACGAAAAGTGAAGAGCAATCACAACATCATTCGTGAGCTACTTAAAAGACACCCCGATGGTTTGAAGTCACGCGAGATAGCCGACATAACTGGCATAGACAAGCGCGTTGTCAACAAAGCATTGGAGAGTGTCTTTGGTGTGTACATCGATAGATGGGAGAGGTCTGTCTTCCGCAACACATTGTCGGCAGTATGGGTCGTCGTTGACGTGCCTGAGAACTGCCCAAAACCCGCAAACTCTGGGAGGCGATCGCGTGAACGGATATGCTACCCCGACGACGCTATATTTTTAAACAGAAAGAGAGAAATCAATGACTAACACGACAGCAGACGATCTGCAAGTAAGCGGTACGCACTACAAGGACATGGCAGTTCAGCCGTGGGTTGTGATGGAGTTAGTGCTAACGAGCGACGAATTTGAGGGCTTCCTCAAGGGTAACATTATCAAGTACACCATGCGTGCCGGACGCAAGGACGGAAGCGATGACGCAGGCAAAGCTAAACACTACATGCAGAAACTCAAAGAAGTCAGAGGATACTAATGGCTGCAACCCCCGAATCCAAAGTCAAGAAGCGCGTGCGTGAGGTGTTGGACAAGTTAGACATCTACCACTTCATGCCCCCAGCCAATGGCTTTGGTCGGGCGGGTATTCCGGACATCATAGCCTGCATGGACGGACACTTCATTGCGATCGAGTGCAAGGCAGGCAAGGGCACAACCACCGCCCTACAAGACCGAGAACTCGACCGCATACACAACGCAGGCGGTACAACATACATAGCAAGGGAGAGCAACATAGATGAACTACAACAACTACTCAGGGAGAAAAGAAGTGGCCTTTGAAGACATGATGACTCAGGCTGAGCTGGAGCGCCGAGTATCGGCCATGTCAGACGAAGAGCAGTCGCATTTCAAACTTCTCATACACAAACTCGTGATGTGTTATGGCGACGGCAACGCGCAGGGCGTGGTCATAGTGGGCAGGGCAGAAGATCAGTTAGCAGGCGTCGTCACCCTAAACTGTGACGAGATGGAGGCGTCGCAACTGATGTTGGCGGCAAACGATTTTTTCGGCTTTCTAAACACCCTAGGCGCACCGCCCAAGGAGAACTTTAATTGAGCGCACCATACGACAAGATCATCACAGTCGACTTCGAGACCTATTGGGACACCAAGATAGGGTACACCCTAACCAAGATGACAACAGAGGAGTACATACGCCATGACTTATTTCACGCGTTTGGATGCTGCGTTCATGAGTTCGGAACTGACAGCCCAGTTACGTGGGTTAGAGGAGAGGGACTACGTGAATACTTTTCTGGAATCGATTGGGGACGAACCGCAGTGCTTGCGCACAACGCACAGTTCGATGTATCCATTATGGAGTGGGTCTACGATACACATCCAGCCTTCATCTTCGACACGCTATCAATGGCGCGAGCTCTCAGAGGCGTTGAGGTTGGCAACAGTCTCGCCAAACTTGCAATCGATTTTGGTCTTCCCGCCAAAGGGACAGCCGTGTATTCGACAAATGGTGTGGCCGAGCTGGACGAGGTCATGGAATCTGAACTTGCAGACTATTGCAAACACGACGTACATCTATGCGAACGAATCTTTGATCGACTGGTCAAAGGGTATCCACCAAAGGAGCTTCGACTCATCGACATGACGCTGAAGATGTACACGCGTGCGTGCTTGCAACTTGACCCCAACATGTTAACTGACGCCATACTAGAGGAGAAAGAAACCCGTGAAGCACTATTACAGAAACTCCGCGTGGACGAGACTGCACTTGCGTCGAACCCGCAGTTTGCAGCACTACTTGAGGCCCTCGGTGTGGTTGCCCCAAGGAAGATCAGTAAAACTACAGGGAAAGAAACACTTGCGCTGGCTAAGAATGATGCCCTCTTTCAGGCGTTACTCAACGGTGAACGTGAGGACGTTGCCCTTCTTTGTGAAGCGCGTCTTAGGGTTAAGTCGACCACCGAGCGCACAAGGGCTCAGAGATTCCTCGACATTAGTAAACGCGGCACCCTACCAGTTCCTCTCTCGTACTATGGTGCGCAAACTGGCCGGTGGACAGCAAGCCGTGGCTCGGCCATCAACATGCAAAACCTCAAGCGAGGTTCGTTCTTGCGCAAAGCAATTATGGCTCCCAAAGGACACCAACTCGTTGTGGGGGACTTATCGCAAATTGAACCGCGAGTACTCGCGTGGCTTTCGGATTACGAAGACATGCTCGACATCTTTCGGTCAGGTGGTGACCCTTACGCCGCGTTCGGTGCGCAGATGTTTAACATACCCGGACTTACTAAGGAGAGCCACCCTGACCTACGGCAGTCTGCAAAAAGCGCTTTGCTTGGCTGCGGTTACGGACTTGGATGGGCTGCCTTTGCGTCGCAACTACTTACAGGATTCTTGGGCGCACCACCACAGCGATATGACTTGGCCTTTGCGAAGAAGCTGGGCGTCACGCAACAAGCGGCTGAAAAGTTCCTAGACTGGGAAGTGAACGTCGAGAAGCTCCAAGCCATACCGCACACATGTTCGACAAGAGAGCTAGTCATCCACTGCCTAGCGGCCAAGGCCATCATCGACAAGTACAGGGCTACGGCTACGCCCGTGGTGGACTTCTGGAACCTACAGACAGAGCTGATACACGAGTCTCTTTACAAAGGGAAGGAGTACAAGCACAAGTGTCTGACGTATCGTAAGGGCGAGATCGTTCTGCCATCTGGCATGAAGTTGTTGTACCCGTACCTACAGATCAGGCGCCATACAGACGAGAAAACAAAAAAAGAACAGGTTGAGTGGACTTACGGCGAAAATCGTACTAAGATATACGCAGGGAAAATAACCAACAATGTCACGCAGGGCGTAGCGAGATGCGTGATGACAGATGGGATGGTACGAACTGCAAAGAGATACTTTGTGGCGGGAACAGTACATGACGAGCAGATCGTTGTGGTTCCTGACGCAGAGGTGGAGGACGCTAAGACTTGGGTCTTAGCGCAGATGACTGTGGAGCCGCCTTACATGCCGGGCATTCCATTGGACGCTGACGGTGGCGCGCACCGTCGTTATGGGTTAGCTAAAAACTAGGAGAAGCAATATTGAAGTTACCAACAAAAATAAGAGTCGGTAGGCGCTGGTACAGCGTGGAGGTCATTGAGGCCATGATCGATAAGAGTTATGTGGGGCGGGTGTACTATGACGCGCAACACATTCGGATCGGTACACGCAACCAAACGGGCAAGCCGTTTACAAAACAGGAAGTTGGCGATACCTTTTGGCACGAGCTTACGCATGCAATCTTGCATGACATGGACAGCCCTTTGTATCGTGACGAGAAGTTTGTATCAGCATTTGCAACACGGCTTAACAAAGCCATTAACACAGCGAAGTTCGAATGAAAAATCCAGCATGGTCACACAGCAGCCTCAAAGATTTTGAGGGCTGCCAACGCAGGTATCACGAGGTCAAGGTCTTAAAGAAGTACCCATTCCAAGAGACGGAAGCCACGCGCTACGGCAATCAGGTACATAAGGCTATCGAAGACTACATCAGGGACAAGAAGCCGATACCACCTGAGTATGCGCAGTTCCAGCCTGTAGTGGACGCCATGCTGGGTAAATCAGGACGAGCGCTTGCTGAGTATGAGATGGCATTGACGGTGGACTTAAAGCCTACAAACTGGAAGTCCCCTGACGTTTGGGTTCGAGGCATTGCCGACATCCTGATCGTTGACGATGAGAACCTTACGGCGTGGGTGGGAGATTGGAAGACGGGCAACAACAAGTACCCAGATCGGGATCAGCTTGTATTGATGTCACTGCTGGTGTTCCAGTACTTCCCCCACATCCGCAAGGTCAACTCAGCGTTGCTGTTCATTGTTAAAAATGATATGGTCAAGATGCAGATGACACGCGATCAAGCTGAAGCCTTCTGGTGGAAGTATCGTGAGCGTACTGCACGTCTTGAAGCAAGCTTTGAGAACGATGTATGGAATCCAAATCAAACCCCACTATGCGGCTGGTGTCAGGTCACTAGCTGTGAGTTCAACCCTAAGCACTAGGAAATTTATGTCTCTCTTACAACCAAACGATATTCACCCCTCATACCCAAGCATCTGCCACGTTTGCAGTAAACCATTACGCGCTTGCGACAGTGCCGTGGTGCATGATGGGCGTGTTCAGACGACGGATGAAGATACAGCTAGCTACGGATCAATCGGCCTGCACATAGAGTGCGCTACGATTTTGGCCATGCGCCTGATCGCAGACGTGATGAAGCATGAGCGTAGTGAGCACGAGCCTCGTGTGGTGCGTAGCCTGCGCAACGCATGCGAAGCAAAGTTGAAGGAGTTCTAATCATGGCCACACGTAACTACAGGTCAGAGTACGACAACTACCAAGGTACACCCGAGCAGATCAAGAAACGCGCAGGCCGAGTCAAGGCTAGGCGCATGATGGAGAAGACGGGGGCAGCCACCAAAGGTGACGGCAAAGATGTGGATCACATCAAGCCCATGCGCTCAGGCGGCACATCAACCAAAGGTAACTTGCGTATGCGTAGCAAATCTGCCAACAGAGCAGACAATAAATAATCCTCGGAGAAGCAATGGAAATCGTAGAAGACAAAGCGCTTATCTTACGCACAAGAGACCCACACAAATATTCAATCATTCCAAAGAGCAAAGCCATGCCCCGTGCAGACGGCGGCTACGACGTTGCTGTGTATTGGGGGCTTGATGAAGCGCGGGTGTTGCGTAACCTAGGTGTTAAAAACGTACCATCGCCTATCACTAGGCGCTACGACTGGCCGGGTCGTTACAAACCAATGGCTCACCAGATCGAGACTGCATCGTTCCTGACGATGTACAGGAGAGCATTTGTGTTCTCCGAACCCGGCACTGGCAAGACGCTATCGGCTCTCTGGGCGGCTGACTACTTGATGAAGCTTGGTAAGGTGCGTAGGGTTTTGATTCTGTGCCCTTTGTCGATCATGCACAGCGCGTGGATGGGAGACATCAACAACAGCATCATTCACCGCTCGGCAGTTATCGCGCACCATCCGCAAGCTAGTCGCCGTATTGAGATGATTCAGCACGACTACGAGATCGTCATTACCAACTACGAAGGCTTGAACCTGATAGCTAATGAGGTGCGTAACGATGGGCGCTTTGATCTTGTGATTGTTGATGAGGCCAACGCATACAAAACACCAACCACACGCAGATGGAAATCGCTTAACTCAATAATTAACCCCAACACATACCTGTGGATGATGACTGGAACCCCTGCATCGCAGTCGCCTGTCGATGCGTACGGCTTGGCTAAACTAGTTAACCCCGATGGTGTGCCAAAGTTTTTTACTGCATGGCGAGATCAAGTCATGAACAAGGTCACTACGTTTAAGTGGTCGCCTAAAGCTGACGCTAAAGAGAAAGTGCATGAAGCGCTACAACCTGCGATACGCTTCACAAAAGAGGCGTGTTTGGATCTGCCCCCAGTGATTACCATGACGCGTGAGGTGAAGTTAACGCCACAGCAAGCCAAGTACTACAACCTTCTCAAAGAGCGCATGCTTGTGCAAGCGGCAGGGGAGACCATCACAGCGGTCAATGCCGCGGCTGGCGTATCCAAACTTTTGCAGATCAGTTGTGGTGCGGCTTACACAGACGACAAAGAGGTTGTGGAGTTTGATTCTGCGCCTAGGCTTGCGGTACTGGAGGAGATACTAGAAGAGACCAACCGCAAGGTTATCGTCTTTGCACTGTTTCGCAGCATCATCGACACCATAAGCACACACCTGACCAAGCGCGGTATCTCCAACGAGTGCATCCAAGGGGATGTGTCACCCAGCAAACGAGGCGCCATCATCAACCGCTTCCAGACTGAGGACAACCCGCGCATACTGGTGATGCAGCCTGCGGCTACCGCGCACGGCATTACGCTTACTGCCGCTGATACTGTGGTGTTCTACGGGCCGCTCATGTCTGTTGAGCAGTACATCCAGTGCTGTGCGCGTGCTGACCGCAAGGGGCAAACGTCAGATAAAGTTACGGTGATTCACATTCAAGGAAGTGCGATTGAAGAACGAATGTTTAAAGCCTTAGCAGGGAAAGTTAGTGATAACTTACTACTTACCCAGATGTTCGACACTGAAATTAAATCGTAAAAGGAGTTTACACATGCTATAAAACCCGTCTATACTGTCCAACCTTAGACAAACATTTATAAACAGGAGAAGTAATGGAAGAAGAAAACGTACCGTTAGATAAGCTTGTCAAGATATACCGCAAGCTACGCTCTCGCATGACTGCATTGACCCAAGAGTACGACACCCAAGCGGAGATACTCAAGGCTCAACAAGACGAGATCAAGAACGCAATCAAAGAGCAGATGAAGGCAATGGGCGTCACATCTGTTCGCACTACCGAGGGCACGGCAGTCATGTCCGTGAAGACTCGCTACACCACGCAAGACTGGGACGAATTTAAAAAGTTCGTACTGGCGCACGAAGCTGTTGAGCTACTGGAGAAGCGCATTGCGCAGACCAACATGGCTCAGTTCCTAGAAGAAAACCCCGGGGTCGTACCGCCCGGCTTGAACTCGACATCCGAGTATGACATCTCTGTACGTAAACCAACTTAAATGGAAATCAAATGAGCAAAATTGCAATGTTCAACCCCTCAAACGTCCCTGCATTTGCTAAGAATGCAGTCCTGTCAGCAACCACGCTAGCCTTGGCGGGCGGTGCAGGTTCTGGCGGTGGCATGAAGCGCGTCTCTATCAAGGGCGGTGTGTTCAGACTGCTGTCTAACGGCAAAGAGATTGCATCGATTGATGAGCGTCACTTGGATGTGATCGTGGTCAAGGCTGCCCCCAAGGTCAGCCGTATTTTCTACGCTGGTGGCTATGATAAAGATGCTGCAGCCGCACCCCCTGACTGCACATCTGCCGATGGTGAGAAGCCTGACGCTAACGTGAAGAACAAGCAGTCATCAAGCTGCGCTACATGCCCACAAAACATCGCTGGGTCTGGTAATGGTCAAAGCCGTGCATGCCGCTACCAACAGCGCTTGGCTGTTGTGTTGGCTAACAACCCCGATGGTGATGTGTTGCAAGTGACTCTGCCTGCGACATCCATATTCGGCAAGGAAGACGGCGAGAAGCGCCCACTGCAAGCATACGCTCGCTACATGGCCGCGCAGACACCGCCTGTTAACTTGGACGCCATCGTCACGCGCATGAAGTTTGATACACAAGCTGAGTCTCCAAAGATTATCTTTGCGCCTGTGCGTTGGTTGACCGATGAGGAGTATGAGTCTGCACAGAACCAAGCCAACTCTAAGGATGCAGAGAAGGCTGTAGCTGTTACCCCTGCCTTTGCTGATGGCGTTGCCTCACCCGCACCGCTTGCCCTGTCTGGCAAAGCGCCTAGCACCAAGACCCTTGGTGATCTGATGGATGAGGACGATGCTGAAGCTATTGCTGAAGTCAAAGCAACCAAGGCCAAGAAAGCCAAGGCTGTTGAGGTGGAGGCCGAAGAAGAACCCGAAGTGCGCAAAGCCGCACCCAAGGTTGAATCCGTTCCAGCCAAGAAGAACAAGCTGGCCGACATCGTTGCTGATTGGGACGATGAGTAATTAAAGGTTTCGCTAGGCCGCAGTCGGCGGTCGCATTGCGTGTGCCGGGGCGCCTTCCTCGTTATAAAGAAACACACATGCCCACGACTGCGTTTCCCGTTCTGCGTGTCCTAGCGCCTTAACAAAACCACTATGGCCTACTCACAAAAAATCATTGACGAAGTAGCGAAGACCCCCAAGTCTCTGGGCAACCAGCTTGGGCGTTGGGCGATCCATCTTGACTTTCCGGTCACGAAGATTGCCTATGCGCTTGGCGTCTCTCGGCAGACTGTCTACAACTGGTTTACAGGCACGGAAGTGTTTGTGGCCTATCGTAACCGCGTCGAATTCTTAACCCACATAATGAAGACCTCACCCACAGCAGATGAGGCATGGAGAAAAATATGTACGGAATACAACCTCGATCCCTCACCACGAAAGAGCTGATTGCTTTCAGCGCAGAACTGATTGAACTTCCAAGAGGGTTACCCAAGGACTTTCAGCTTGAACTCATCAGACGTTTGGAAGCGTTGACGCCCCACAATGAAGCATTGCCAATAGATCCCAAGCAATTAGATCTGTTCCAGTAACCCCACCAAGGACTTTAATGACTCCGCTTGAGTTTTTAGCGGTTGTTCTGCCGCCGCCAGAATTTGGCCGGTATTGTGTGGCGGAACTTACTAAAGCGAAAGAGCACGTCTTTGTTGACGCACTCGATCAAACATCAGCGCATATCAAGCGCTGGCACAGCAGTAAGTTGGATGTTTACTTTGCCTTGGCTACCTTTGGCATTGAAGACAACCGGCAAGCTACCAATGCGCGGTATGTGAAATCACTGTTCATTGACATGGATGGGTACGCATCGAAGAAAGATGCCGCCTTTGCGCTCAATGCGTTCTTGGAGAAGACAGGCTTAGGAGCCTTGGGTACGCCCTATGTTGTTGGTTCTGGTGGCGGTTTGCACTGCTACTGGCCACTGCATGCGGCTGTTCCGGTGGACTCTTGGAAACCTGTGGCCGAGAACTTCAAGCGCCTGTGCAAACAGGAGAGCTTGGCGATTGACATGACTGTAACGGCTGATGCCGCCCGCGTCTTGCGTGTGCCCGAGACAACCAACTTCAAGAAGAAGTACGCAACGCCGCGCCCCGTGCGCATACTGACTGAAGGCGACAACTTTGATTTTGATGCCGTGGCTACCCTCATCAGGGAGAAGCTGTCTGGGTCAATCTACGAGCCGCAGGCCGTGCCGAAACTAGATTTGGCCGGCACACGCCCATCTGCAGCGCCTACAGCGACTAGCGTCAAACTGTTTGAGAACAGCATAACCAAGTTCAAACCAATTTGGTTGGCGACTCAGCAAGGGCGTGGCTGCGGGCAGTTGGGGCACTACGTAGAACATGCGACAGAAGAGGGCATGGAGCCGATCTGGAGGGGCTTACTCTCATGGACTAAGGTCTGTGAAGACGGCAACAAGGCGGCTGTCTGGCTTAGCCAGATGCATCCCTACGAGCCTGAGCGCATGAATCAAAAGCTGCAAAGCATCAAGGGCCCATACCCCTGTATCAAGATGGACTCAGAGAACCCCGGCGTGTGCCCGACATGCCCGCACTGGGGAAAGATAACCAACCCCCTGATCCTTGGACGTGAGTTGTCTGTGGAAGTGGAGGAGAAAGAAATTGAGGTCAAGCTAACGAGTGACAGCACAGTCACGGAGAAAGAAGTCGTCAAAGTCATGCGCCCAACACCGCCTCGTGGTTATGCCTATGGCACCAATGGCGGCATCTTTATGGAGCGTATGGTCGAAGACGACGAAGGCGTTAAGACAAAGAAGCAAGTGATGCTGTTGCCCTACGAATTGTTCGTGGTGGACATACTCAACAGCAACAACGACCACACTGTGCACATGATTGCGCTCAGACCCGAAGGGGCAATCAACGTAGTTATGCCGCAAAGAGCCGTGGTCAGCAAGGACGAGACAGTCAAAGCACTGGCGAGTCAAAACATCGTGGCCTCTTTCGGCCACAACAACGACAAAAACCTTTTTGAATATGTGAGGGCATGCGTGGAAGAATCTAGCACTAACAAAACCCCAATCAAAGTTCCAGACAGCTATGGTTGGCAACCTGACAACTCGTATGTATTTGCGGGTCGTATCTTTACTAAGGGTAAACCCCCAGTCAAAGTCCCAATGCCGGGCTTGGAGAACATCACCAAGAACACTGAACCGCGTGGCACTATGGAGGCTTGGCGTGCGTTCATCGACATGTTGATTGCCAAGAAGATGTGGGATCACCTAGCCGTTTTGCTTGCCGGTGCTGGCGCTCCTTTCATGCGCTTCACGGGTATCTACGGCATGACCTACCACTGCGCCAGTACCGAATCTGGTACGGGTAAGACGCTGGCGCTGGAGGCTGCAGCTTCGGTCTGGGGACACCCCACCCACTACCGCACAGGCAAGAGCACATCGCCTGTTGCTATGCAACAACGCTTAGGTCTGCTCAACAGCCACCCGCTTATCACAGATGAGATCACATCCAAGAACCGAGACGACTTCGAGTGGTTGCCTGAGTTCCTGCTGGACATGACCGAAGGCCGTGGCAAAGAGCGTATGGAGTCTGGCTCCAACAAAGAGCGCCTGAACTTGTCGACATGGATGACCAATGCGTTGATGTCTTCCAATACCCACATCGTCGACTACTTGACTGGTGGGCGTACCCACTCATCGGAAGGCGAGTTGCGCCGCTTGCTGGAGTTTGTGCTTGAAGACGAGTTAAAGTGGGAGCCACATGAGATTGAGATCATCAAGTCTTTACAGCACAACTATGGCGTAGCGGGTTACGCCTTGGCTCAGTACCTTGCCGACAACGTTGACCAGTTCCCTAAGATAGTTGGCGAAGCTGTTGCGGGTATGTATACTGAGTTCAAGGCAACCAACGATGAGCGCTTCTGGATGGCTGGCGTTGGGGCTTCTATATGCGCCCTTAAAGCGTTTAAAGAGTTGGGCGTAGCCGACATACCCTACCGCCACATTCTGAACTCCTACAAGAAGGCTGTGGACTATATGCGAGCCAGTATGAAGAGCAGCGTGCGCACCGCTGTGGATGTACTGAACGCCTATACCCGTGACAACTACGGCAGTTTTGTGGTGATTAAGCCTAGCAAGGGCGGCCTCATGGCTGAACTCGGTAGCGGCAAGGACATCGATCTGTCGATTACACGCAACAAGGTGTTCGGGCGGGTGGAGCATGAACCTATCCCCAACCACATCGACTACTTTATTGAGGAGCAACTGCTCAAGGCGTACTGCGCCACTATGAGCTTTGGGTATTCGTCATTTAAGCGCCAGCTTGAACAACTGTACAACGTGGAGTATCTTAAGAAAGATATGATGGCCAAGACCAAGGGGCCGCAGATGCGGGTCACAGTTATGAAAATCAGACGCGAGATTATCGAAGCCGATGAAGTACTCCTCACTGCGCCTTCCGTGGGAGAAAGTTGAGAAAGGGCAGGGGTTCTTTATCCCCTGCCTAGACACCGAAGCCATGAAAGAGTGGGGCTTGAAGAAAGCCTTCTCCTTGCGGATACTAGACGCCCACGCTAGCGTGGGCATCCTTGACGGCAAGCTTGGCGTTATGTTTTACCGGAAGCCTCAATCCGTTTCATAGCCGCTTCAAATTTCTCCGACAGGGCTTGACGGGCTTCGTCAATCCTATCTATGCGAGCACGCTTCTCGGCGCCTGTCATCTTCTCCATACCCGTTATACGTTCCTCATCTGAGCGCAAGCGTCCCATCTGCGTCTTGTACTGCGCGGCTAATTTTGCAGCCACAATCTGTGTGCGGTTGTCTGCCAAAAATTCTCTGGCTTCTTCCACGCGTCCTTGCTTGAGCATGCTGTCGTAAGAGTTCTTGGCTTGCGTAGCTTCCGTGGCCATCCGATACATTACGTCGGCATCAGCCCCACCAAACTTCTTCTGGAACGAGCTACCAATAAAGGGCAAGTCTGTCACACGCTTCTCAGGCGCTTCGCCTTTGCTCTCCTTGCGGAACAAACCATCAGCAGCGCCCGCAATAATTAGCGGCAACTGACCAAAGTAGCCTGTGGCAAGATGCTCAATCTGCACAGGAGACAAGAAAGGTAACGCCTTACTCATAGCCTTAGCCGCCTCTGTTGTGGCTGCTCCAAAGCGTTCTTGTGGCGTCTTGCTCTCCATACGAGCCGACTCAATGTTGTTGCCGCTGAAGAAGTTCTTATTGGTAAAGACTTCAAACGCTGGCTTGATAGCCTGCGGCATAAACTTAGACGAGTAGCCCGGTACTGACTGTAAGAACATATCGCGCAGACCGTCAAACTGTTGCTGGCCATCGGTCTCGGCTTTCATAGCGTCAACTGCCGCTACAGCCAACGAGAAGAACCAGCCAGCCTCGTAGGGAATTGGTAGCTTGAACGGCTCTTCAACGCCCGGCACAGGGATGAAGAAGTTGCTGTACTTGTCCTTTGGCTTGGCACGTTTGAAAGCTTCGTCGTCCTCCATCGCCATGGCGTAGACCACGCCTGTAGCAACCAACAGCATGGCGTTGTTGAAGAACTTCTGCTTGATCTTCTGCTGCTCTTCAAAAGGCATCTGGCCTGTGGCGGCTTTATACAGTACGTTTAAGCCTTGGATCTGCGCATTGAAGAAGGGGATCAAACGACTGGCGTACTGCACTGTGGGCGACAGACCGCGCTTGTAGAAGTTCATAGACTCCATCGTGGCCATATCAGCCTCGACTTCAGACAATCCGTTCTTACGTGCGTTCTCGTACACCAACGCGCGGGTGGCAGCATCGGCACGCATCGCGGCTCTGTCAAGCCCCGCAAACAACTGGTCAACAGCGCCTTGGTTGTTACCTGCCAACTGCAAAGCCATCTTGGCAATGTCGTCTGGGTCGCCTGTGAAAATACCGCTCTGGACTAAGCCACGTTTAATAAGCTCTTCGCTTGCCGCGCTGGTGCCGCGACTCATCCGAACAAACTCACGCCCAGCTTTGGCCACCGCTGTAAGAGGCCCGTAGTTTAGACCGCCCGTAAACGATGCCGCCATTGGGTCACGAACCAACTGACGCAAAATATAGATTGGCATCCGAGTAACGCCAGAGCGCAAGATGTCGCCGGCTATGCCGCCAATCTTTAAGAACGCTGGGAGCGTCAGGTGCGCGCCTTCCAAACTCTTCACAATCAACTCGGCAGGGATACCACCCATGATGGTGTCATCGGTCTTAACGCGTACCCAGCGCTCGCCTGTATCTTCAGGGTCTTTGGGATCTGGCTCTTGGTTAAAACGAATAATGTCCGCGCCAGCTACACCTTTTCCTTTGTGGATCGGCATGGCGTTGGTTGGCTTGCCTTCTTTATCCAAGGGGCCCTTGCCTGCACCAACAGATTGGAACGCATAGGCTACGTTTCTGGCGGCTAAGTTAGTCAGAGCCTTGTCTGTAATAAGCAACGTGTTGCGTGGAAGCGACTCTGTCAGGGGCAGGATGCGGGTCTCGCCGCCCTTGAGTTCTGCCAAGTAGGGCTGGTATCTAACATCGCCGATGTTGATAGTAACCTCATCACTAAAGACAAGATCAGCCATCCCGTTTTCACGGACGCGATAGAACGGAACATAGTCACCGTCTTTAAGCAGCTTGGCTGCCGTTTCTTTGGGTATTGCGCCAGTCGAAGCCAAGAACTTAATCAAGCCTGCGTTGTACGCGTTGTACGTACTTCGCACAACTTCCAAAGCTTTTTTTAGTTCTGGGTTTGCGTTGACGTCAGCCATAGCCGCTTTGAGGTCTGCCTCGGTAATCCCCAGATCGCCCAAGTCAAGCTTGGCTAAACCCTTGTTAGCCGCACGTTGTGCGATCATGTACGTGGTAGCAAGGTCAACGCGGCCTCTGGCGTTGCCGCCCGGGATGCGCCCTATGGCGTCAAAGACATCCTTGGCACTGTTCTGTCCCGAAGACTTAATACCAAAGAAACCCTTCTCGTCTGTGTACAGTTCCATTGGGCCGTTCATCAGCGTGGAGCTAACGACAGCCATCTTCTGGTCAGCTTTGGTCACGCTGTACATAGCCTGCACAAAGTTCTTGGTGTCCCCCATTTCCTTAGCGCCAGCCTTCAGCGCTTCGCGCAAACCAGCACGCATATCCACCAAGTTCATCTCGGTCTCAAGCGCAATGTTTCTACCAAGGCGGGCACTGAAAGACTTAGGCTGTGCCACAACGCGGCTAGCCAGATCAGTCAGCGCATCGTCTGAACCAAACTGTGCCTTGCGGGAAAACAACAGACCTTCAGACTGACCGACAGGTTGCAGATTCATTGCCAGTATTTCAGGAGCTTGGTCAATGTAAGCGCGTTCGGTAAACTCACCATCTTCGTTGCCGCGTTCAATGACGTCAATTCCAGCGGCTTTCAGTTCTTCTGTTGTTTTTTTGATGCCCAATTCTCTGCGCATTTTGTAAAACAAACTGTTGGCAAAAAAACGATCGTTGCCTTTGTACGTAGACTTCGTACCGTATTTTTCAAGCAACGCGTCAAGTTGAGGGCGCTCACCAATCGTCATGACTGAGTCAACCCTATAGACTTTTTCACGGGGGATTGCGTCAAGGGAACGATACAGTTGTCCTGTCTTGGGGCGTTCTGTTAACCCTTTAATTTTTCCAATATCGAGTGTTTGCGCAGCTTTTAATTGGTTTTTTGCTATTTGCAATTCTTCACGGGCGCTCTCAATGCTGTCAGGCTTGGCTTTTCTTTTTTCTCGGCTTGCCAAAGTCTCTGTTTGATCTTTAACATTTCGTTCTGCTTTTTTAAGCAGTTGATCCAAATACCTCCTTGCGCCTTTGTTGTTTTGCGGGTCAAGTGTTCCGCCCTGCGCAACGTCCTGCAAATAATTTGTTAATAAATTGCTCTCATAAATACTCTGCAAATCCGCCACCGGCGTAACACGCGGCCTGTTGGGATCCATGTACTTGGCATCCATAGACCTATAGTCTTGATACGATAAGGAGCCGTACCCGGTCTCGTTTGCGGCTTTGCCAAAGGGTATAGCATGCTGATAATACTCAGCGTAAGTTTTGTCGGGAGTAGTGTACGGACCCGCGCCAATCGAGTTCTCGTTTGCAAAACGTAAATCAAACATGCCCTCGCCAGCACCCGCATACTTTGTGTCAAACGCCGTAAAAGTAGCATCGCTGCCGTGCCATGTACCGCGAATCTCCAACTGGGCAGCACCATAAGCAAGATTAACCAAGTCGCCGGCTTTAAGGTTCTTTGAATCAATACCAAAAGCAGAAAGCGCTTTTTTCAGCGTGTCGATTACCAAGCGTAACCAGTTTGCAATCGGTGAACCTTTAGAGCCCAACGCTGTTGGCCTAACGCCTGCTTTGATCGCTTCTTCAACTGCGTAAGCTAGCAACTCATCATCAAACTGTTCTTTGGACGTTTGCGCAGCTTCCACACGGGCAAGCGCAGCCTTAGCCACACGCGCTTCTACGGAGTTATCATTTAACTTAGACCAGTTGCGTACAGCGTTGACTAAGCTTTTGTATTGCCCAGCATTGAAAAGGTTTTTAAAACCAAGGTGCACACCGACTTCGTGTAGCAGTATGCCTAAGCCGTCCCCCTTGGCAATGTTGTTGGCAAACATAAACGCTTTGCCTGTCCTAGGATCTACAAAAGCTTTAGCGTCTGTAGGAATGTCGCCGGCTTCTGGTGGTTTGGCTCGTTTCACAGTGTACGCATCTTGCAGATCAGCAAAACTAGCACTGTCTAAAAACTCTTCAACACTGTTGAATAGCTCAACGCGGCCTTTAGTAAGCCCCGCCCCACCCAGCGCAGTGTCAATTTCTTTCTGTAATTCCGCGACACTCAAGCCGTTAACAGCCGCGCCTCGAGAAAACTCCAGTCCGCCTTGCTCATCAAAGTAAACATCTTTCACCGCACCTTCTGCGCGAGTGGTTTCGCCGTATGCTTCTTCTTCAGTCACCTTACGACGGCGGCCGCGAGTTTTGGTTTCTTTCTCAACGGGTTCAGCAGCGGCTTCTTCTGCGGCTCTGATGTCAGCTTCGTTGGTTGACTGATACAGCGCTTTCTTAACGCCTTCAAGTTCTTGACGGACAGCACGGCGCTCGTTCTCGTAGTCTTCAACTTCTTGTTTAGCGTTTACGATCTCTTCAAGCGAAGGCAGGTTGCTTCGGCCAGTAGCAGGGCGCGCTGCTCTTGCTTGTAGTGTAGTGAGCCGATCTTTAGCGGCTTCTAACTGGTTGGTCAGCTCTTCGTCACGGCGCTCCAAAATTACTTGAAACTCTGCTTGACGCTCGGCTTCAATTGCTGCTAGTTGTGCTTTGGTCAAGTTCTTCTCACCAGCCGCACGTTTTTCTGCCAGTGCGTTGGCCTCGGCCACTGCTTGCGCCACTGATGGTGCTTTGATATTGCGCTGCTCAACCAACGGCTGTTTGGTAACGCCCGGTGTGCGTTTAGACTCTGTTGTACCAGCACGCAGTTTACTTGGAGCGCTTGTAGCGCGACGTGCGCCAGCAGATACACGGCCTTTTAGTGCAAGGTCTAACTTGGCTTTTTCTTCTGTGCCAACAGATATCTCTGTATTAACCTTGTCAATTTCTCCGTTTAGACGTGCAACAGCTTTGGTTTTACCTTCCTTGATAGCGTCGTCACGCTCGGCAGTCAGCGCCGCTAAACGATCTGTTGCTTTGCCCAGCTCTTGCACTTGCTCAATGTACTGGTCAATTGCGTCTTGTTCTTCTGGCGTAGCCTCCCGTACCGCGGGCGCTTCGGCTAGGTTAGTTCTAAGCGGCATGTTGCGTGCACGCATAAAATTAATTGCTTCTTCAAGAGATATTTTGCGTACAGACAAACGGCTTTGGAGACGGATAGCTGCCCCCAAACCTTTGAACGCTTGTACGTTTTGCTCACCGCCTACATAGGAGCCAGACTTCTTTCTGGCCGCAGTCACTTTGGCCGTAGCTTCGGCCAACTGCTTGTCGATACTGCCTAGTTCTAGAATCAAAGACAGCAAAGGCTTGTTGTACAACTCGTTATTGTATTTAACTTCGCTTGCCGCATCGGCAGTAAGCCCACGCTCACGGGCATCACGTTCGGCAGCACCAAGTGCGCGGATTTGCACACCCTTACCAAAACCGGACATTGCCACGTTCCAACGCCTTGTGCGTTCGTCAGAGATTTGTCTCTCCAACTGCTGGACATTTGCGTCTTTAGCGCCTTGCACGGCTTGGGTTTTGTCCGCCTCGGCCTGACGCACCTTGTTGTCAGCTTCTGTAATTTCTGCTTGCGCTGTGCGAATTGTTTCCTGCAGCCTTGCAATTTCATTTTTAGCAGACTCGTTGGATTTTTCTAGCGGATCGACTGTGGCTTTGAGTTCAGCTAAACGCTGTTCACCCACCAACACTTTAATCTGTGTACGCACTAAATCCAGAGCGGCTTTAGTCTGGGTGTATTCGGCTTTGGCTTCTTCATGCAACGCAATCAAATCGTCCAACTCTTTGAACATTGCAATTTCTGCGGCGCCGCCTCTGGCGCGTACGCCGGATCGATTGGCTTCTTTAATCAGCTCTTCTTTAGCCTGCTCGTACGATTTAATACGGGCGTTTAGATCGCTGACGCTGAGCTTCAGATTGTTCATCTTCAGCGCAAGGTTGTCTGTGTTGGTTTGGAACGAAGCCAACTCACCGTTTTCTTTTAAGAACTTAGTCCAGTTCTTAATTTTGCTCATACGTGCAGTAGTGTCTTTGCTTTCTTTAAGCAGTTGTTTCAAACGCGGCAAAGCTCTGGCCAAGAACGCACGCACAGGAGCCAAATCTTTCTCAGACTGCTTCATGTCTTGTTTTAGCTTACGAACGTACGGGCTATTCATGAAGCGCTGGAACGACTCAACGTCAGGTCTTGCACCAATATCTAGGCTTGGGCCAGCTTCAATACCACGGCGCTCAGCTTTCTGTACGCGACTACGCTCATCGGCTGCACCAAACAAAGGCAACTGACCAGCTTGCTCATCACGAACAGTCTCAGCCAGTTTAACCAACTGCTCCAATTCATTTTGCAAAGACAGCGGTGCGGCTTCAGCACTCTTACCGCGAATCGTTCCGGACACCAGTACTTGTTTGCCAGTGACGGGGTCGGTGCGGTACACAGGTTTGTTAATATCCTGCGCACGTTTCTCAACCGTGGCTCGACCGGGCACACCTTGTGTGCGTTCCTCTTCTTCTGGCTGGGCTACAAAGCCGGGCAATTTGCCGGGTTTGCCTGTACTCTCAAGACGCTCCCGTTGCGCGTTCTGCTCCATCTGAGACACAGACGCGGCTTGTCCGGGGGTAGCGCTAGTCTCTCCCTGCTCGTACTTAAATGCTTCGGTTGGCGTGGTAGTGCTAGCCTGTGCTTGGGATTCTTTTGTTGGTGGGAATGTCTTCAACAATGTAGGGCGATCAGCGCCTCTTCGTGCCACACCCTCTTCACCATTCTCAATCTTGGTCAGTTGTTGGTCGAGCAGTGTAAGGAAGCCCTGCGACTGCGACACATTCTTAAGCAGCCCCCTGTCTGCAACAACTTCACCCGCTATATTTTCTTGATTGGCTCTGCCCGACGCTTCTTGTTTGAGCGTCATGTCTGCTTCAGGAATTACCTGCTCAGCGCGGCGCAAGAAGGCCGCAGCTTCTGGAGACAGCTTGTATGTGGACAGCACTCGGTCAATACGATCACGCAAAGATTCGGCAGTAAGTACTTCGCCAGTGCCCTCGGCTCGTGGGTGCAATTTAAACTCAGCACCGGGTACGCGTCTAAGTACTCGCTTTTGCTCGCCTTCTGGAACAACTTCTTCGGCTGTAGGCAGTGTGCCTTCTTCTAAGGGTATACCCTGTAATCGTTGCTGCAACTGACCAAACGCAGCGGATGTCGATGGTGGAGCTTCTTCGTTTCCAAACAACCCCAAGTTCTCCGTCATAGGAGACGGAGCGTTTTTCATGCGCTGCAGTGCCTGCATCTCTGGCGCCAGCCTAACTTTACGGTCTGCTTCTTCAGCAGCGGCTTGGTCTGCGGCACGGCTTTGTTCAAGTGCGGCTTGCTCTTCCTCTTCAACAGTTTGCAAACGCGTCTGGTTAGGTTGCGCTGCTTTTACTGCGTTTGCGGCACGAAGTTCTTCTAACCGCTGTTCAAGACTAGCAAAAACCAAATTCTGCTGGCGCTTGGTTAAACCGGGCAAATAAGCGCGTAGCTGCAAAGTTTGCTGCGCCATAGCAGGGTCGGTCATTAAATAACCAACGTAATCTTTAGCGGCTAGTTCTGGTTCTTTTTCATTAGACAGTTGCTGGTCATTAGCCAACTGTATTTGTTTCGTAGCGTAATCCACTACTTTTTGTTTTGGATTGGCTATCTGCTGTTCATAGTAGCCTTCAAGATCGGGCGCTGCGGCTTTTGTTTTTGCCGTTGAGACTTCGCCGGTTTGTTCCAACATATAGTCAAACGGAGACATGCCAGCAACACGCGCTTTCTCTGCCTCTTGCTCACGCATTGGTTTAGTGCGGCGGTACTCAGGAACAATTTCTTGCAGTTGTTTTTGCAAAGCTTGAAGCGAGTCTTGCGCGTCTTTGTACTCCGCTTTCTCAACAGGCGTAGCGTTAGCGCCGGGCTTTTTAAGCGCCGTCTTCTGCGTTTGAAACTGCGCTAGTAAATCATCGTACTGTTTGCCAATATCAATAGCGTACTTGGGTGTCTGTTTTTCAGCTTCCAGAGCCTTTGCGTCAGCTTCTTCTTCAGCTTTCTGTTGGGCAGCAGTTAGTTGTTCTTGTTGCAAACGCAATGCACGCTTTTGTTGTTCGGCTTCTTTGGCTTTCTCTTCAACTTCTGCACGGGCACCAGAGCGTTCAGACACGCGACCAACGGCGCCTAAAGGCGCAAGCAAACCTACTTGATAAGCGGTTTCGCCATACTCTTTCATGGCGTCAGGAGATGTCAAAGACAGCCCTGCTTGGTAACGCTCCAACATCTGCTGGGCAATTTCTGTGGGGATCTCGGCTAACGCGCCTGTGGCCAGACCTTTAGACAACGTAACGGCTAGGCGTTCTTCGGCTAACTTGGCAACCTGAGCCGCGCTCCGTCCGAGTAGTGCCTCGGCGGGGATACCAGTTAATTTACTGACAATTTTGCCGCCAAACGGAATAAACGTACCGGCTACATCGAGCGCTCCAGAGGGAATCGCTGTGCCCACAGCTTTGCGCATATCAATACTGATAGGCTCTCCGGCACGTTCCTGTTCCGCAGCTTGACGCTCTACGTTTTGACCCAAAGCTTGTGTAGTACCGGAAGCCAACGCGCCTAGAGCACCGCCAACCAACTTGCCCTTTGTACCAAACGCACCGCCAAGCATGGAACCCAAACGGCCACTGGCGGCAAGAGACGCAATGTTTGCGCCTTGCTCTGCAATGGCTCCGGGGATTTGACTAACGGCTTCGCCTGCGGCTGGCAGGATACCGCGCTCTTCGTAGAGCTTCTTGACTTTCTCAAAGTCTGCGCCTTCTTCGTAACGGGAACTAATGTCTCGGCTACGGGCTAGGCCTGCTTTAGCGGCTTCTTCAGCGTCACCTGTCAGAGATGCGCCAGCGGTGCGGCCAGAGGAAATTAAAGACTCAAGACCCTTGCTTGCTTGGGCAAGTATGCCTTTTTTACGTGCAGGCTTCTCGGACTCAAAAGCGTCTGGGTATCTTTCTTTAGCCAGCGCCATGGCTTCGTCATACCCCATGCTGCTGGGAACTTTAAAGGAAGTGCCGTCTGGAAGGGGTAGGTATTTAGCCATAAAAATTAAATTGTAGACCACACATTTGTAGCGCTCTGGCGGGTCAGACCAGAGTACCGTTTAGCTATTGTCGCGCAAATTTATGCGCTGTCAACTCATTCGTCACCGGCGTTGCGCACAGTGCCTCTGGGCTCGCTTTCAAAGCCTAGATTCATAGCGTAAGCAGACAAGAACGGGTTGGTCATAAGCGCAGAACGCAGTCTGTCTTGGTATATTTTGTTTTTTGCGGCCTCAGACGGGGCTGTGTTGTAGTTCGTATCGTTCTTAAGGTCTGCCATAACTTGCTTTTGAACTTTGGTGAACTCCAACATCTTCTTGTCATCGGCAGCAAAACGCTTAGCCATCATTTCGTTGCGTTGGTAGCCGGGGCCGGCTGCAATGTTTGCTTGTTGCAAGTTAATTGCCCCGCCAAACATTGTTTTAGCTTGGTCAGTCGTAATGTCAAAACGCTTAGCCGTAAAGTTAATCAGGCTCTCAAGCCCTGCGTTGGTGGCGTTGTCAATGTCTTTTTTAGCGGCTCGTAACTCTTTCGAGTCCATACTCTTTTGGTTAAACCGCACATCTTCCAAACGACCGTAAGCATCGTCTAGCTTGTCACGAGCATCGTTAAGTCTTTCTTGGCTCTTGCGATACGCAGCAGTACCGGCCATAGCGCCTTGACCAATATTGGCAAACGCGTTGGGAGATGTGCCGGACATCATTGCCAAACCGGCTTCCAAAAGCGCCAGACCACTGGACTGTCCTTCTTCTTTGGCAATCCGTTCTTCTTTACCTTTAAGCTTGGCTTCACGGTCTTTGCCGTACTCACCCCGAGCAGCTAAGTCTGCTTGCAATTGTTCGTAGTCACGCTGTGCCGCAGAAGTTCTGCTCTCAGCCAACTCTTTGTATTGGCGCTCAATATCGTTTAGCTGCGTGTCACGCTTGTTTTGATCCCCTGCAAACAAGGCATACATGTCCTTGATGCTCTGGGCACTACTACCTGCACCAGCTCCTCCTCCAGCACCACCTCCGCCCCCTTGTTTACCGGCACCAGTATCGGCAACGTCCGCGGCTTCGACCGGCTTGGACATTGTGTTGGGGTTGACCTTCAGACCTAAGCGACGTGCTTCGGCATTTGACTGATCGTCGGGGCTGTACGTAGGCGCCAGCTTTGCCGCCGCTTTTTTGGTTTGTTCTGGCGTAGCCTGTGGATTAGCTTTTTTCCAAGCTTCCAATGCTTCTGTTTCGGCAGGCAAAAGCGCTGCCGCCCCTGTACCTACAAGCGTGCCCACGCCAGTGCCTATTGGGCCAAACAAAGAACCGAGACCTGCGCCAGCCATAGGTAGCCCTGACCGACCGGCTGTAAGAGATGCTTGTTTGGCTTTATCTATTGCAGATACGTTCGGGTCGTTGTAGAAGTCGCCTTGCGTGTAACCTTCGTACAGCCCAGAACCCAACCCCACCACGCCAGCTGTAGCCGCACCGCCACCCAGTGGTAGTTTGCTGGTCTTTGTAGTGCCAATATCAGACAGCCTGTCAGTGACAGCTTTAACACTTGGGCCTACTTTTTGACCTAGTTCAAAAGACTTACTTGGTGCGGCTGTAGGCGTTGCGGCGGTAGGTTTAGGGGCTGCAGGCTTCTGGGGGCCAGAAGTTTCTTTGCCAAAATCACTCAATATTTTTTGTTTGTCCGCAGGATCTGCATTAGCAAACTGTGACCCAGTTATACCTTTAGCTTTAAGGTACTCTTTAAAACGTTCTTCATTAAATACACCCGCTGCATACCCCGGCACACCGCCACCAGACATACGAACCACAGGCTCACTGCGCTGGGCAAAGTCATACATGCCGCCCTGCGCCATACCGTCACCAGTTCTTCTGGGGACATCATCACCGTCGCCGTAGCCGGCAATACCACCATCAGCCATACGCTCAATGTTGCGTGCAGGTAAACGTCCAATACCCTGATCTTCTGGCAGTCCGCCAGCAGCCATACCAGTCACATTACCCATAGCGTCAACGGCAGGGGCTTCGGACATACCCGCAATAGCGGCATCAGCTATCTTAGGTTGAGGCGCAGCCATACGTGCTTGCGCGGCTTGGCGCAGTTGTTTACGCTGATTACTCTCTGCAACGGCCAAAGACAGAACGTAGGGATTACCCTTATTCATCATGGCGTATTGTTGCAACAAGCGGTCAGGCATACCGCGCAGGGTTGTCGTGATTTGGTTTACATCAAACATATTTTTAGCCCATGTTATAGACAGCTAAGTCCGCCAACCCAGCAGGCGCACTGTCAACAGCGCCGCCTTTAGCAAACAATTTACTAGCGCCCAGCGCTGCTGTGCCAAGACCCGCCACTTGAGACACCGCAGAAGGTGCTGCTTGGTAAATCGTATTTGATTGCTGGGTCAATGGCAAACCGCGGAGCATGTCAGACATAAAGCCCAACTGCTTGTACGGGTAGTTCTGGTAGCCCAAGTAGTCTTGGTACTGATTGTTCAGCATGTTCTGGACTTGCTGTTGTTGCTGTGTGCCGTACTGGTTCTGCAACTGATTGATGCCCACTTGTTGGCCAAACTGGGTCTGGCCTAAATTACCCAACTGACCCGCGCCTGTCAGCGCTGTTTGCAAGCCTTGAAGTCCCAGACCTGCACCGTACTGGCGTGATTGCTCAGCTAATTGTTGTGCCTGCATTAACTGCTGTTGGTTAGCCAGTTGCGCCTGTAAATCTTGCCCTGCGCCTAATTGTTGTACACCCAGCTTAGCCTGTAAGTTCTGTCCGCCAACTTGAAGACCTGCTTGTTGATTAGCTAGGTTAGCTTGCAGACGCGCTGCTTGCTCGGTGTTAAATTGCTGCTGGCCTTGCTGAAAAGCGGCTTGCTGACCCTGCGCAAAGATGTCATTTTGCAGACGGGCTAAGTTGTTTCTTGCTTGCCCACGCATTAGATAGTCGCCACTGCCACCAAACGCACCAGCACGAGCAGCCTGAGCACCTTGGATTTGAGATGCAATATCGCTTTGCCGTTGCGCATCCGCCTGCTGGCGTGCCACCACATTTGCCATGTAAGGCGACATGTACGCTTCTTGCGTACTAGGGCGTGTGAAAGACTCCGTTGTAACCCCGTGTGAGGGATCCATCTGGTAGTAGTTTAGGCTTGGGTTCTGTACCGTGTAGGCAGAGAACATCCCGGGGTTGTAAGCGCCGTAGTTAAGTGCTGCTTGAGAAGCCAAGCCAGTTAGGTCTGTAGCTTGTTGCAGTTGCGGGGCAGTTTGCATACCCTGCGCGCCTTCAAAGGCTTGCTGCTGCATAGGCGTGAACTGAGCGACACGCTCCCCCATGTACTGCATGTAGGGGTTTTGAGTTGTGTCGGTTACCGCGGCCGCTTTGCCTAGTAAATCCTGTACGTACGGCTTGGCATAGTCAGGAATGGCCGTCTGGGACGACGATATTTGGGAAACTTGTACTTGTGGTTCAGCCATGATCTATTCCTTAAGCGGGAAGATATTTGTCAGCACGGCTATTGGCCGCTACTTTATTTTTGCCTGTGGTTTTGCCCCGTGCACGTTGCACACGATCCATCATGGCGTACAGTTTCTTAGCGCCAGCTTCAGTTGAGCCATTACCCAATTCAGACACGATGCGTGCAGGTACTACAAACTCACCATCGGCAAGGCGTGCGGGTTGCTGTTTAGCGCCAATTGTTGCAGGGATGCTATCAGACACGCCATCACCGGGGCCTCTGAGCAAACGACCACCATCAGAGTAGCTACCCAAGGAACCTAGCCCGCCGCCTACTGCATAGCCAGTCATTGGCATACCGCCCATGGCATAACCCATCAGACCCCCCGCGGCTGCGCCCCCACTTTCTCGTTTGTCATTTTCAGAACCTCCACCACCGGCTGCTGCTGCTGCTGCGGCTTTATCAGCTTCAGTTTTAGTGGCCGAAGCTTTCTTGGCTTTAGCGTCACGCCATTTAGCGGCAACTGTAGACAGCGGTACACCCGTAGCGGAAGCAATTTCTTCAGGAGTAAGGTTGTTTTCAATCGCCCAATCGTATGTAGCGCTGTCTGCTTGGCCTTGGTTGGCTTTAAAGTATGCGGCAATCTCGTTTGGCGACATCAAGTAGTTAGTGCCGCCAGTTGGATCATTGTATTTGGCTACATAGTCTTTGTTAAGTCTATAAGTTTTTGCTACTGGGTCAAAAATATATTGCTGATTTGAGTTGCTTGGGTATCCAAGCGTAGCTTCTGCGTACGGGCGCGCAATCTCACCAACGCCAGACTTGGTCGGGTATGCGCCTTTGCCCATCAGGAAGTTGTACGCAGCCTGCGAGTCACCAGTCATCTTGTTGTACTTGGCGTCGTAGTAGCGGTTCTTCATCTGCTGCGGAGAAAGCGGTGTCGCCCTAGATGCGACATCAGGACTCAAATTAATTTTGTCCATAAAGTTGGCGTGCTCGACATCTGTAGCGTTGGGGTTTTGAGTAATCCAACTGCGATAAAGATCAAGCTGTGCATTTTGGGCAGCGGTTGTAGCGGCTGCTTGTTCTGCAATTTGTTGTTTGGCCAGTGTTATTGGTGCTACTGTAAACCCGGCTGTGCCGCCGTAGTCAATGATTGGGCCTGTTGTGCCTGTGGTTGTCTCAGAACCAACCCCTGTAATTTTGCCTTGGCCAACTTGCGTACCAATAACGGCTGCTGGCCCAGTTGTGCCAACGTATGTACCATCGACTGTAATTTTGTTTGCTGCGGCTGCGGCATTAGCGGCAGCTTTATCTGCGGCGGCTTTGGCAATTGCATCAGCTTCTGCTTTAGCTCTTGCTGCTGCGGCAGCGGCTTCGGCGGCAGTTTTACCTTCTGCTAACGCTTTTAACCTAGCAGCTTCTGCTGCGGCTGCTGCGTCTCTTGCCGCTTTTTCTGCGGCTGCTTTTGCTGCGGCCTCTGCTGCGGCTTTAGCGGCTGCTGCCGCTGCCGCGTCATCCTCTGCTTTTTTCTTAGCTGCTGCCGCTGCTGCCGCTGCATCATCGTCTGCTTTTTTCTTAGCGGCTGCGGCTGCGGCTGCGGCTGCGGCATCTGCGGCGGCTTTATCCCTAGCGGCTTTGTCTGCGGCTGCTTTGTCTGCGGCGGCTTTGGCGGCGGCATCACGGGCATCAAAAATCTGTGATGAAGTCTGGCCAGTAGCACGCAATACATCGGCATCTGTGATGCCGTATGTGCCCATCCCAGTCTGTGCTTGCTCACGAGTCAAATTAGGGTTAGCAAGCGCGGTGTTAATGTTTTGGCTGAGTCCTGCCAAGCCGCCAGCCGTACCGGTATCACTGTGAGTAGCCGCATATTGCGCAGCGGCAGATAAGCCAGAACTACCCAAAGCATTTGCTAATGCTTGGTTTTGCAGTGCAACGTCAGAAGTTTGCGCTAAGAATTGAGGTGCTGTTACTGTTGGCGTAGCTGCCTGCTGAACAAAACGTTTTTCGTAATCAGCTTGCTGGTTCTGTGTGCCAGTAATCCGCGCAATATCGGCTGCAGACACGTTGTATGTCTGCATGTCTGCCGCAATTTGTTTATCAAGTGCTCCAGAAGCTAACTTAGCTTGGTCAAGCCCTGAAAAATAATTAAATACGTCTTGGTCGCCAACAAGCATACCGTCAGCGTATCCGGGCACACCGCCATGCGCTAACGCAACAATACCGCCTTCAGCAAAAGGCTTGAATGCGGGTGTGCCGTAATTCTTTGCAGGCACGGGGTTCAGCCTACGATACTGCCCGTTGGGGCCATAAATAAACTGGTTGATTGTGTCGTTGCCTTGAATGTTTGGTTGTTGCGTGGTTGTTGGAACCATCATGTCAGCCATGATTGGCGATGCGGCAGCGGCAAGGTACTTAAAGTTATCTTTTGCAAACTGCATGGGATCGTTGGCAACAGCCTTAGCCCCGGCAGAAGCCATATCACCAAAAGATTGAGTTGCCGGATTAGCGTTGCTTTTGAGAAATTCATTAAACGCGGTGCCAGAAGAGCCGTCAGTAGCAGTGGCTGCAACATCGCCAAACGCCTGCCCTAAATTTCCTGAAGAAGACCCCGCTAAAGCTTCAGACAACCCCGCACTTGTACCCGCGCCCATTAGACCTTCGGCTAATCCTGCTCCACCATACGCACCCAATCCGGCCATGAGGCCGCGAGATAAACTACCAGTAGCCAAAGCCGTTGCGCCCCCCACTGCAACACCCGTACCCACAGCCGCACTAGTACCCAATGCACTACCAAGCGCGGTTCCAATACCGGGGGCAAAATAGTTTAAAGCTGCGCCTGCCAAAATAGGCAAAATATTGCTCAAAAAGCCGGCTTCAGGAAGTCCTGTATCGGGGTTAATTGTCAACGAGCCGCCGTGTTTCATGGCCAAGGCTTGCAGCCCCGCAACTTCTTGGGGGGCCATGTGTACCAGCATTGAATCTGGGCCTCGGCCACGGGAGGCCATGTCTGTGGCTAATGCGTGAAGGCTCATTTTTGCCTCTCAAAATGGGGGTTAGTCAATAATATCATGCTGGGAGCGCGGACACAAATGAAAGTGTAGCTACAACGGATTGTGTAGTTGGACGGGTGGGGCTTGTTCCAGCGGGGTATGCTTGGATAGTTACAGCAGCGTTTGTAGTTGACCAGTAAATTTGAATGTAATCGTCAGCATTCATGGACACATAGTAGTTCCAGCCAACAATCTCGTGGGCTTCTTCGCCCGGAGACGCGCTCTTTCGTGCGGGTATAGACACATAGCCTGTCGAGCCTGCAATATCTGTGCCGTTTTGCTTGAGCCAAATGCTGATGTCTTGAATCTGAGTGTCTGTGTTTTGGAACTGCGTACTGAACTGCAAGTTGTATATGCCTGCGTATGCCGCAGTAATTTTGGAACTACTTATACTTACACTGTTAGCAAAGTCAGTAGTGTTCAGTGTCATCAACGTAGCTGTATTAGCTGTAGTTGTTTGGTCTACACTGCTGGAAAACGCCCCGTACGGAAACGCTAAATACCTACCGCCCGTGTTACCTGTAAGTTCTGTAAGCGCGTTTTGTAATTGGTTAAAGTAAAGACGCAAAACGTTTGTAAACTGATCCTGATAACGGCGCTCGTACGCATCTGTACCCAAAGGCAAGTTGGGTGTTGCGGGGTTAATGATCCTGTTTTGTGTTGCCATCAACGTCTGCCGTCAGGTCTGATGTCTATGCGAGGAGCGCCAAGCTGCCAGCAGGTGTTGATCTGGTTTGAGCTAATCTTAAAAATCATCTGGCGGCCGCGCAAACGTGTAAATATCATGCCCGTAAATTCTTCGGTGATGTAGTATGCGGATGACTTACGTACCGGCTGAGATGCGTCACTCGTAACGCCAGAGCCTGAGTTGGCTAAACCATACAACTCCATAGTCACAGTGGGTTGAACACCTGTCGGAGAAGTCGTGGCATTTTCAAAGGTCAGATCGGGGAGGACACGCCACACAAAACCAAAGTTGTGACCATCACCAATGTCAAACTCAGACGAGCTAATGTAAGCGTCAATTGCAACAGGAGTGCCGGTCGTGTCGTCATTCAAACCTGTCTCGTGGTTAATCAAGTTACCTGTGAGCGTATTGGGGAAATAGTTTGCCGCGATTGGATATGACTGCAAGCCGGAGTCCAACCATGCCGTACGTGACATGGTGCCGTAGTACCAGATTTTCTCGAGATAGTTATAAATAACGTACCTGTCGATGTTTGACGAATTGGCTGAGCAATAGAACCACCAGACTTCATTGAAGCCTTCGTTTGTGCCGGAAAATACTTGTAAATCCTGCTCTTGGTTAAGGTCACCAAACACGTAGCGGCGCAGGTCACAGTTAAGCGTTTGCACACGGCCATCGTAAGAGTAAAACTTGTCTACGCCCATCCAGTACACAATACCCGAAGCAATCACAGCCGCGTTAGGGCTCATGATAGAGATGTTGTCACCAAGAAGTTGCGATGCCCATACGTACGGGGGGCCAAGGTATTGGAGCGAATATATGCTAACGTCGGTAAATACCACAAACTCTTGACGAGTCTGTACTACAGCTACAATTTCAGAGCCGTGGGATAGTCGGGTAAACCCTGCTTGGTTAGTTGGGTC